CATTTGAATCTAATCCTGGTTTAATAATAATTCGTTCTTCAGCAGTTGCATTTCCTGCACTATCAGTTGTTAAACCAACATCAATAAATTTGATTACTTTTGCTTTTTTCTCTGGCCCGAAGTACCATCCTTTCATAGTGAAAGTCAGTGTGTAAAGAATTGTTTGTCTGGATTCATAGTCACCTTCATACAAATCTTCTGTTGTAACACTATTCAAAATGATAGGAATATCGATAGGATCTAAGTCATCAACCATCTTAGCGGTTACAGTCCAATCAGGTGTAAAGAACGGAATAATTTGTTCCATAACTTTAGTAGCGTCTTCGCTATACTTTGTCATAATGTATAATGAAAATTCAATGTTGTAAGGAACTGAAGAATGTACAAAGTTACGAGACGAATCAGTTTCGGCCTTTGCAGTCTTAACCATTTTATGCGTTGATCCAAGTTTTCTTGCAGGATCATATGCTAAGCTCGTAATTTCAAAAGACATCCGTGGTAGACGTATAGCAGTAGCTCTGCTATTTAATAAATCAGGATCTTGTTGTACTCTTGAAAGAACTTTTTGGAATGGTGCATAAGACAACGGCACAATCATATCTTGTACTACAGCGCCATCATTGCTTTTTCTTTGAATCTTAAGCTGATTAAACATTGTACCAAACAGAGCTACGTATCTTCTCGTAGTTTCATTATAAAAATAATTTGCAATAGCCATTAGTTTGAGTCCTCTATGCTAATGTTTTCACTGAATGGATCAACATCAGAAAAGTCTAATATGTCATCTGCTAACTGTTCAAACTCAAAGTTCTGAGCCATTACATCATTGTTAGCAACATCTTCAAGCGTATTTACATAAGTAGTAGTTGAATTAACATCATCGAAGTAATGATCTATTTCGTATCTGCCAGTGTCGAATCTCTCGTTAGAGTATTCCATAAGCTCACATTTAATATCGTAAACTTGTAACTTGCCTGCTTGATAGAATACACTCTCGTGTTCTACATATGTGACTCTATACATTTTTTGATTAAGCGGCAAGAAAATAACATCGTTTTCTTTTGGCCGTACTTTCTCTTGATCTTTTCTAGTGACATGTCTTTCGAATGTTCTGATAGCCACGGTAAGTGTAACCGAATCTCTAATCTGTAAACCAAACTTAGATAAGAAATCACCTTCGCCTTCAAAACCATCTACGTTTTTAACGTATACTTCAAAGCCGTACATCTCGTTGTATAGAGGTGTATCGTCTTCGTTAAAGATTTTATCAACATTATTAAACACCCCACTAAGGTACTTAATATCAAGACCATAAATTCTAATTGATTCAATTACTAAATCATCAATTAAATTTTGCTCATTGAAATTGTCGTAATTTCTAAAGTATGAGTTAGTTGCCATGATTTATCCAATGAAATTATATGTAAGAGGTTGAAGACTTCTAATTGCATCTTCTTCCATTTTTTCTCTTTCAGCTCTGGCTTCTGATAAAATTTGTTCACCGTTGAAACTTACGCCACCAACTAACTGCATGTTTGTAAACTTAGTTAGGTTAAGACCCCATTGCTCGCGTACAAGAACTGCGGCATAGTTTTGCAACCATCTATCAGTCCAAACATCGGCATAAGCATCTGCGTCAACAATATCATAAGCTTCGATAACGATGTAACTACCAACTACCCAACGCTCGTGTCTATTATCAATGAATAATTTATTAACATGTTTGTTGTAACGTATTAATGGTTTACCAACAAGCAATTCTTGCATGAATTCGATATGTTGCATAGTCATATAGTAATTAGTCATACTATAACTTGTCATATCTTGAATGTTGTTTAGAACAAATTGATATTGAACGTTAAACATTCCGCCACCCATACTAATGGATGTATCGAAGTCAAAGACTTTAGATATGCCTAGCAATTGCTGAGGTAACGTAATATATCCGTTGTCTTTATCTGTTTGTGTAATTTCGTGCTTTAAGTAAACTAATTGGCTGCCGTTGTAGTGATAATCTCTCCAAAAAGAAATAGCTTCATCTACTCGGTCCTCAACTTGCTCTTCAGAAACATTGATCTCGATAACCGGCGCACCGATTTTTCTTAAAATGTAGTCTTTAAAGTCTTCTCTTGATTGCGGTTGTGCCATTATGCTAACTCATCTTTAATGATTACTTTAATATAACCTGTGTTTGGAAAGGTTTCGATCTGACCATTATTATATTCTATTTGAAATTCTGCGCTGTGGATACCGGTGTTTGCTGTATCTCCCGTCTGCCATTCATATGCTACAACACCTTTAGTCGGACTTTTAATAGTACCAAGACCATTTGTAACTAATGCAAGACCATTTTCGTCTTTCATATGAAATTTAACTGTAGAAGCATTGGCCATTGACTTAACTCTACCGTTAGAATCCTTTAGACCTGCCTCAATAGACGGGGCAGTATCATTTTGTTTGATGTAGAATGTAGCCGCCATTTATTTTCTCCAAGTTTTACTTTTATTTATTAGGTATTTATTAAAAGTAGAACTGCTTCTATATAATCTCTGCTTGTGAGATTCCGTTGTTAATTAATACAAGACCGTTGTGTGGTTGAATAACGTCTGAGTTATTAAAATCTATTTCATTAAAATAGACGTAATTGCCACCAGTCTCTGAGTATTCTCTTGTTGTTACGTTTAAACCTAAGCCTTCAACACTAAAATTAAATGTACCTGCGCTATCACCTAATGAGAAAACATAGATGTGAGTATCAAGATTAAATTCTAATGTGGGATTAAAGTTAACATGTGTTGTTAGATAACCACTTGAGTTAGCAGTGTAATCGAATAAAACATTATTTGCTACTGAAAGATAACGCTGTACACCAAATTCTACAAAACTGTATGAAGAAAAAGGTATTACTTGTGGAGCTATATGACCGTAAATAGTAGGTGTTTCAATGCCAGCACTGAAGCCAAAGTCAATAGTGATAGGTGAAATTTCACCAACAATTGGCAGACGCCCACTAAAAATAAGGGAAGTATCAATTAATCCTGAAACTTCCCCCGATAGCGATACGTATCCGCCGCCAAAATATTCGAAATCTAATGTTGTACTAACCGCACCATTTGCAGACATGTGGCTTTACCTTACTTTAAAGTTAAGCCCCACCAGCTGTAATCGTAAATGTGGTTATATTGATTTGCTGTCCTGTTGCAATGTTAGTATTATCTAACTGCATATCACCACCTGCGCCTGTTGCACTGATAGTACCTTGCATATGACATACTGTGCCGTCATTAGTGTGCAATCTGAAATATCCTGCTGTACCTGAATCATCAGCAGATAAATCCTGCCAAGTTCCTGATAAAGCAATAGATCCGGCAGCTGCTGTTCCCAACCAATCACTTGGTAAAACCATTGTCGCTAGAACTGAACCTGTATTAGCAGTAGCTGCATCGGCAGGTTTAGTACCAGTGTTAATAGTTAAGATAGGGTTAAGTCCTACTTCCGTTTCGATCGCGGCTAATGTAGCGTTCCGTGATGCTACTGATAACTGAAAAGCCATCGTCGTCTCCTTTATTTAATGGTTAATTTATAGATATTTATAAAAAAACAGTTGACAACCTCTGGAATCATGGTATAATAGGATTATGTCCTTTATAATAATAAGAAGTTTAATTAATTGTTTCTTCTTTCTATATCTTCTTCAGACAATCTATCTCCCATCCATACTTCAATTACCTTTACTGGTCTGTCACCAACGTTCGTAGCATGATGCCAAGTATGTTTTGGAATATCAATACTATCACCAGTCCTATAGACTTTAGATGTAGAGTATCCGTTACTAAATTCTAAATCCATCTTTAATTCACCATCAACAATATGCCAATGCTCAGACCTAATGTAGTGCTTTTGGTCAGATAATGATTTATTTATATCAATAGATAGTTCTTTTACTTTCCAATGACCATTCTGATCTAAATCTTTATATGTTCCCCACAGTCGTTGTGTTGTGGGCTTGTCCCACTCATTTAAGATCCATGAAGAACTATTCTTTTTATCTTCACCACCAATACCAAAAACAAATTGAACATCATCAAATACCATCTCTGGAATATTTTCTTTTGTTCTGTCTCCGCCATTTGCAAAGATAATAGTACTGTTACGTGGCGCTTGCTTCTTTACATATTCAATGGCACCAATAGCAGTATCGTCATCATCGTTAAATGTAAATACGTGCCCAACACATCCAATTTCTTTAATAATAGCCATGCGCTCTTCTGCAGACATAAATGGTCTACCTTTTTTACGAGTCAACCATTCATCGCTATTAACACCTACGAATAAAATAGAACCTAACTCTTTAGCAGCTTTCATATATGCTATGTGACCTGAGTGAAGAGGATCGAATCCTCCTGTAATCAATACTGGTTTCATTTTGTTTTCTCCATCATATAATCCCAAACAAAGTTAATTTTATTATCAG